GCAAAACGAATATGTTTACTTTTCTGATATGTTGAAGAAATTAGAAAAGAAGAAAAAGAAGACGCCTGGAAATGGTTTTGCAATGATGAAGTGTAAAGAGAAGATTGCAGAGTTGGAAAAAATCTTTGATGAGATTGACTACGCTGCTCAAATAACTTACGATTAGGAGTTTGTATGAGAGGAACAAGTTTATATAAAGGTCATAGAATATGGGATAAGAATCCAAATATGTTAGTTCCATATTATTTGATGTTGTCTTATTTGTATTATGAAAAAGATATTACTTTGATTGATGATACAGAGTTTGACCAAATGTGTAAGACGCTGTTAGAAAAATATGATGAGGTAAAACACATCAATAAGGATTTAGTCAAAAAAGAAAACTTGACAGCAGGAACTGGATATGATATAAAGTATACAGAAAGAATAAAAATGAGTGCAATGGAATTGCAGAGAGTATGGAGATAGTTATGGAAAATGTTTTAAAGATGGGTTATGCGATTGAGGTTAAGTACAAGGACGGTTCTGTTTATACCAAGTACTTTGCAATCAATCAGTTGCAAAAGGCAACAAACTATTTTAACAAGATGAATAATTCTATTGATAAGAATGTTCACAAGGTTATGTCAAAGATTGCCCAAGTGGCATATTAGATTCCTATATAGAGTAGATTAAGTTGCGAAAATTAGGAATAGGCAAATCCCAACCGTAAGGTGCCTAATTAATCGCCGAATTGGATTCGGATTAGACAAGGGTGGTACAACAATAGGAGAACAATCTTCGGATTGGGAAAAGAGAGAACTTCGGTTCTCTCTTTTTTTTATTATGCAGAACGGAGTCTACTTCTTATATTTAGAGCCCATAACTTTTGCTCTCTTTTATATTGTCGTTGTAGTTTGATTAATTGGAAAATAATCGTATTCATAACACTCTCCTTTCGATTAGTTACCAAAAGTTAAGTGCGTTCCTTCAGCGATTGCCTACTTCCGTCTATATGCATAGATGAACGATTACTACTATTTAGTATCTTTGTTTCCCCATAAATAAACACATGAATACTACACAATTTATTACAGGCAAAGACGGATTTATTTGGTTTACTGGAGTCGTTGAAAGTAGAGATGACCCAGACAAACTTGGTCGTGTTCGTGTTCGTGCTGTTGGTTATCATACTGAGGATAAGACAGATATCCCTACAGAAGATTTACCTTGGGCATGGGTAATGAATCCAACTACCGTACCATCAATGGGTGGTATGGGAGAAACACCACCTTTCTTAGTTGAGGGTTCATGGGTATTAGGTTTCTTTCGTGACCCACCTTTGTTTCAAGAACCAATTATTCTAGGTTCTCTGCCTGGGTTTAATTTAGAATTACCAGATGGGTCAAAAGGTTTCAATGACCCAAATGCAGTTTATCCAAAAACTGTAAATGAAAATGATGTCAATAGACTTGCACAAGGTCTAGTTGGCGAAACTCACCCATCATTATACACAAGAAAGAAGTCGCAGATACAAGAAGTACCTATCGCAACTAAACCATACATACCTACAGTTGAAGATGCTGCTGTACAAGAAAGTCGTTCAACATGGAATGAGTTAGATGCAAAATCGAATACAACTTCTTTCTATCCATTTAATCATGTACACGAATCTGAAAGTGGACATATACATGAGATAGATGATAGTCCAGAGGGTGAAAGACTTTTTACTTATCACCGTAGCGGAACATTTGAAGAGATACACCCAGACGGTAGTAAGGTTGTAAAGATAGTTGGTGATGATTACGAAATTATTGCTGGTTCTAGAAACTGTTATGTTAAAGGTTCTGTCAATCTGACTGTTGATGGTAATGTAAGACAACTTGTAAAGGGTGATTATGTTCTTGAGGTCGAGGGTGATTATACACAAAAGATACACAAGAATAAATTAATCAAAGTTGGTGCTGGTGAAGCAGGGGGTAATCATCAACAAGAGATACGAGGAACTTTTGCAGAAAACATTTCTGATAAGTTTATTCAAACAGTTGGTGCAGATACAGAGGTATTATTAAAAGGTAATCGTACAGAGAATGTAAAGGGTAATGATAAGAAGACTGTTGGTAAAAATTATAGTCAATTGGTATTAAGTGATATAAAGATTACTGCAACAAAAGATTTAGCACAATCATCTATTACTGGTAAAACAACAATGATTACTGGAACAAGTTTAAATCTTAAATCTGCACAACCTATGGTGATTAGTTCTGAGGACTCTGTAACATTTAATGCTGGAACATTAATGGATATAAACGCTGGAACAGAGATTGATGCAGACTCACCGATTATTAATTTGAACTAACATGGCACATTTATTTTTAATAAGAGATGGAATGAAATATCTAGAGTTTACAAAGTATGAAGACATACCAAAGTCTTTTGATAATGTTATACGATTTGAACCAGAGATACCACCAGAACCACATACTGAAGAACAACATGAAGAAATAGAAAAGTGGACTGGTAGATTAAAAGAGTTAATGAAAAGGGAAAGAAACTAATGCCTGCTGTTACACGAATTGGTGATGCTGATGTTGCACATTGTTCTGGTATGACCAGAGCGGCCGGTTCATCAAATGTATTTGTAAATGGAATAGGAGTTTCAAGACAAGGTGATAATAATACAACTCATCTTTTGCCTGGCGTTCCATGTCCTGCTCATTCTGCTCCAATTGCAAGTGGTTCTTCTACTGTTAAGATAAATGGTCAAGGTTGTGGTAGAGTGGGTGATGGTATTAGCGGTTGTACTTCAGTTGCTGCTGGTTCACCTAATGTTTTTGCTGGGGGATAGAGATGGCACTTTGTGGAAAGAATGACGCACTAACTGCTGTTACCGATAAGATTGCAGATATTGAAAAAGAGATTACTGCAAAACTTGATTCTGCTGCTTCAGACATTGCTGGTTCATTAGATACTAAATTAACAGAACTTGAAAATGAATTAAACAATCTTGCTGATGAGATACCAGAAGAACCAGTTCTGTCTTTTCAAGAAGCAATGGACGAATATGTTAATCTAACTTTAGATGCAACAAAGGGTAGTGCTGCCGCTGAAAAGTTATTAGAACTTAAAAGTAAATTTACTGATACACTAGAGGGTCAAGGTTTTGATATAGACCAGTTAGTTAGTGATGCTACTGGAGCATTAGGTGAAGGTGCAAGTCCAGCAAAGTCTACTGTAGATAAAACAATAGAAGATGAAAATACAGATACATTAATAATTCAAGAAGAATATGAAACCATCAAACAAGTTCAAGGTATGAAAGATGGCACTAACTTTTTTAGTGGTGTTGGTTTCACTACAGAGATAGACGGTGATGACACAATTGTTACGACAACAAAAGTATTTAAAAAGATTAAAGCAATCTACACAGTAGAACAAACACTTGACCCTAGTATAGACCCTCTTACTGGTTTTTCATTACCATCACTTGATGATTTAGGTTTACCAAGTTTATCTTTACCAGCATTGCCTGGATTAGATTTATCTGGTGTTCCACCTCTTTCGCCAGACTCACTTGCCGCTGGTCAAGCAAAAATGAAAGATGCGATTTGTAATATGCCAAATCTTGAAGTGTCTACTGGTGGTAGTGGTGTTCAAACCTTTGACCAAAAAGCAAGTGGTACAGATAATATTATATTAGAAAAGACACCAACTAAAATTATTTCAGTTCAAGGTAGAACTGCAAATAACAATTTCTTTTCTGGTATTCAGTTTACTCAAGATGGTAAAAGTATTTTTCTTAGAGATACTTACGCAGAAGTTAAAGTATCATATGAAGCAGCAGTTGTCAAGCAAAAAGCAAAAGAATCTTTAATACCACAAGAGGGTGGTGAAGTAGAACTTGCATCTGTATTTACAGAAGCGCAAACCCAACTTAAACTTGCAGAAGAAAAAGTTGCTAATATAACAGTAGATAAAGAACTTCTTAAAAAGAACGCAGAAGAACTTAAAGAGTTTGCTAGTAACACACCATCAATTGTGCCTGACGGTGAAATAACAAAAGATTTTATTGAAGAATGTAAAGTAAAAGAAGAAGATATTAAAATGTCATTGGTTTCTAATGGCAAAATAGTTGAACCAGCAGAGAAGAAAAAAGATTTAGAAGATGAAAAGGTTGATGCAGTAGAGGTTGCTGAAGAAGAAAGTGGTGTTAAATTAAATGAAGTAAGTCCTATGGTCAATGGTGAACTTAGACAAGAGAAAAAGAAAATTAGACAACATCATTTTAAATTATTAAAAGCATTTTCAAAAATGAATAGAGTTCAAACTGCAATAAGACATAGAATAAAACTACCAGTAATTTTTAAATTTAAATCTAAAGCAGGAGTTGTGTATAAAGTAAAAGTTGATACTGCAATTAAAGGACAACTATCAGATAAACTAAGAGGAAACTTTAAACCCTCTGGGGATTTTACAAAAGAGAGTCGTAGAACATTAGGAAAATGGTTAGAAGAAGGTTACAACATTAGAAGAAAGAATAAAAAAACTGCATGGGCAGAATATCATGCAATAGATACAAGATTAGAAAGAAATAGTAATGCACTTGAAGAAGTTAAAGCTTGGAGAAAAAAATATATTGATGATTTTGAATCAATAGTATCTATTGATGATACTCTAGATTATCTTAGTAACTATGAAGCATTACTTACCACAATAGAAGAAGATGGTGTTGCAACAGAAGATTTATTCGGTTTCGATTTTTTAGATGACGCATAAATAATTTAAATGTTGAGGAAACAAAATGGCAGTACAACCAGCATATAGAGATGCACAAAGAACTAATAATTCTGATAGGTCATCTAAAAGATATAAAGATTTAAATCTAAACTTTACTAAACACCCAGTAAAGAAAGATTTAACTCCTTTAACTGATGCTGCTGCTGTAAAAAGAAGTATTCGTAATTTAGTTCAGATTGGACATTTTGAAAAACCTTTCCACCCAGAAATTGGTTCTGGTGTTCGTGATATGTTATTTGAAAACATGACACCTTTTACTGCAAGTACCTTATCAAGAAAGATAGAGGATACAATAAACAATTTTGAACCAAGAGCATTACTTGCTGGCGTTGAGGTATATCCTAACTTTGACAATAATACCTATGAAGTGATAGTAGAATTTTATCTACAAAACGCACCAAGTGAATTAGTAGATATATCCTTCGCACTAGAGAGATTACGATAATGGCAACAACAAATAAAAAACTAAATGTAACAGAATTAGACTTTGATGATATCAAAAATAATTTAAAAACTTTCATGCGTAATCAAGATGATTTTACAGATTACGATTTTGAGGGTTCTGGTATTAATTCACTATTAGATGTTCTCGCATATAACACTCACTATCTTGCAATGAATTTAAATATGGCATCTAATGAATCATTTTTAGATACTGCATCATTAAGGTCATCTGTAGTTTCTCATGCAAAGACTTTAGGTTATACACCCAGCTCTCCTAGAGCTCCTAAAGCGGTACTTAATGTTGAATTAAATAACTTTGGTGGTTTGAGTAGTGCAACAATTCCAGTAGGATTTGTTTTTACAACAAGTCTTGATGACGTTACTTATCAATTTGTTACTACCTCTGAACATACTACATTAATAAACAATGGTATCTTAAAGTTTACAGATATTCCAGTATATGAAGGAACTTATGTAACAAATCGTTATACTGTAGACTCTCAAAATTTAGAACAGAAGTTTTTATTAAATAGTGATAAAGCAGATACCACAACATTACTAGTTGATGTGTTTGAAAATTCATCAGCAACTGGTTCATCAACATTTACTTTAGCAGAAGATTTAACTCTTGTTGGAGCTGAAAGTAATAATTATTTCTTACAAGAATCTATAGACGGTAAATTTGAAGTTTACTTTGGAGATGGTATTACTGGTAAGAAATTATCTGATGGTAACGTAGTTAGATTAAGATATGTTGTAACTAATAAAACAGACGCAAATGGCGCTCAAAGTTTCTCAACAAGTTCTGCTATTTCAACTATAACAGATTTAAGTATCCTTACAGTTACTTCAGCAGAAGGTGGTTCAGAGAGAGAAAGTATTCAGTCAATAAAATTAAATGCACCATTAGATTATGCTGCTCAAGGTCGTGCAGTTAGTACAAATGATTTTAAAGCAATCGTACCTAAAGTTTATCCTAACACAAAGTCGGTTCAAGTTTATGGTGGTGAAGATAATGACATTCCATTTTATGGTAGGGTTTATATTTCTATTGTTCCGACTTTAGGAAGTATTACTGCAGCTGCAAAAAAACAGATAGTTGCAGATTTGAAAAAATCATTTACTATTGCTTCTGTAACTCCAGTCATTGTTGACCCAGAATTTACTGATATAAGATTAAATATTGTATTTCAATTCAATTCAAAAAATACAACAAAAACACCAGAAACATTAATATCAAATGTTAGAACAAAAATTTTAGAATTTGGAACTGAGAATCTTTCAAAGTTTGATGGAGTATTCAGATATTCTCAAGTCGTTGGTATAGTTGATGATAGTGATGATGCTATTACCTCAAACATTACAACAGTTAAATTATCTAAAAGTGTAACACCTACTTTAAATAAAGGAACAAAATATATTATTCCATTTGGAAATGCTTTATTTAATCCACATGGTGGACATATGATGGATAGTGGTGGAATTGTAAGTTCTACTGGTTTCTTTATCTCTGGTGATACAAATGAAATGTTTTTAAATGATGATGGTAATGGTAATATTAGAATGTTTTATCTTGTTGACGGTACAACTATAACATACAAAGATTCTACAGCAGGTACAATAAATTATCTCACCAGTTTTATAATT